CATCTGTATCCAAATCAACCAGTTCATTAGCAAGGCAAGTAACATTAGGCAACATCTCATTATTCTGTTCTACCCAAGCCTGCACCATTTGACTACGAACTGTTTGACTCTTATTCCAAAATCCTTTTTCAAAGTCTTCAAGTGGACACATGTCAAACAAATTCAAAATAGCATCGTTAGCCTTAACATCGCTTTTACGATGCACCTGCGTCATCAAGTCTTGGAAACTACTACTCATAATTTCACCGTCAAGCACTAGATCATACTTAGGTGGCGCCTTTTTAACCACTGCACTGATCTGTTCGGTAACATGTGGAAAGTTTACAAGTTCCTTGCCGTTGCGACTAAACATGTCCACCCGACCGTCGACACGAACAATAGTGACCACACGGACACCGTCCAGTTTAACTTCAATAAATTTCTTACCAGAAACTTTGGCTTCATGATTAGCACTGTCATGTGCCAATTGACAGCCAAACACTGGAATAGCATAGTCGGGCCATTGTTTCTCTACAACCTTGTTAATTGTTTTTTCACTAACACCGCAACGCAGATCTTTGATCAGTATGCGTCGATACCATCCATTCCATTCAGCCTTAGTGGCACTGGCCATCATTTTAGCAACAGTGTCACGGGCAAGGTTGCCTGTGAGGCTACGATTAACAAAACCAGTAATAATGAGACTAAAACTATCCCAAGGTAAGCCAGCACCATCTTCATCTTTTTTCTCCGGGATCTGTTTCAATCCAAATGTAATCATAGGGTCTAGAGCAAGACGTGCGCCTTGAAAGAATTCACTATTTCCTTCTTGGGCAATGGCTTCAATAATTGCTTCTTTGTTTAAACGGCTTGGATGACTTTCCAATGACCAAATATGGCTAGCACAAACGCTCATATCAACTCCAATAATTAACTGTATAAGTGTATATTATACAGTCTAACAGTTAGTATGTCAAGTGATTTGTTGTCTTAAATGGTTTGCCTAAGTAGGCATTTTCTAATTGGGTCATTATTTTTCGTTTCATTTGAACGACTTTTGGATGACTATGATCATATTCAAAAGCCTTCATAAAACGTCCCCAACTATTTGGACGAACTCTTTTTGGAACAGGGCTATCTAAATATTCTTTAATATCGCTAATTTCAAAACCAAATTTATCAATCAGTTCTTGTGCTAGATTAAATGAGTGTGCGCCCATTTCATCTCGGTGTCCGTAATACTCTTGTTCTCGACGATCTTTGGCGTAATAGGCTGTGCTTTCGTATCCGGGAATGTCTTTGAAATTTCTAGCACGATATTGTCTAGTGTGAATAATCTCATGTAGCACCGTATCGGCAAATAACCGACACATACGTTCCCAGCGATATAAACTAGTCTTCATGGTGTCGGCAGTAGTTGGAAAAACCAATTCAACTTCAATGAATCTCTTGTTGCCCAAATTATCAAGATAACTGTGGTAAGCACCACCGATCCATACTTCGCCTGGTTTGACTGGTTTGAATCTACTGCTGGTTACTTTAATCGGAAGGTGTGCTTTAATGTGCTTACTTACCATGCTGTTAATTTCAGCAATAGGTAACCGCTTGTCTACGATCTTTGATTTAAGTTCGTAGAGCATGGAATACAACATGTTTCGATCCAACTCGGACCAATTAAATGCTCTCCGGGTCATTGCACACTCCTAGTATAGTTATTTATAGTATACTAGGAGTTCCAGTTAACTACGCACTTTATGGGCGTTTATCAATGATTTCGTCAACCAACCCGTATTCCAATGCTTCTTCTGCACTCATAAATTTGTCACGTTCCATGTCGTTTTTAAACTGTGCAAACGTTTTACCCTTTGAATTGTGTTTGACATAAATTTCAGTTAAATTCTTCTTCATTTTAAGAATTTCTTCAACTTGAATTTCCATATCTGTAGCCTGCCCACGGGCACCACCTGAAGGCTGATGAATCATGTGTCTAGCGTTTGGTAGCATTTTACGCTTGCCTGCCGCACCTGCAGTAGCCAGCAGACTGCCCATACTACAGGCTTGGCCCATAACAATGGTGCTAACATCGGGTTTAATAAACTGCATCGTATCGTATATTGCCATTCCTGCAGTAACAACACCACCTGGGCTGTTGATAAAGAAGTTGATGTCTTCGTTGCCTTGACTTTCTAAAAACAGTAACTGCGCCACTAGCAAACTAGCAGTATGTTCGTTAACATCGGTATCTAACATGATGATTCGATCTTTAAGCAGTCGACTGTAAATGTCGTAACTACGTTCTCCACGAGCCTCTTGCTCGATAACCATTGGCACTAAATTTGGCATTATCTGTATTCCTTATCTAAATTTACATTTGTCAAACTAGCAATAGTTTGAAATTTATCCCATGCTGTTTTGGCAGCAGGGTTCTTTTTTAGTTCGCTACTAGGCAGCACTGCTTCGAGCCAAATTTCCGGACGGCGTTGGGGTTGGACACCAAACTTACGTGGTTGATGTAGTTTACCATCTTCCCACAGCATGATGCTGACACTACGGAACTTATTCTCATCGTCTTTGCTGTTAAAGTCATAGTGACCCCACTCGGGATTACTCATTCCACCTAAACAGTATCCTTCCCAGATACCTTGCCATTGACCGTCATCTCGTGGATCAAAATCTGTACGGGTAATTAGCACTAGTACATCGTTAAGGCCCACACGACCTTCAACAATGTCTAACACGCAACGGCTATAACTTAATCCAATTTTCATTTTATCTTCCTTGTTTGAAAGTAGTAAGTATAGGTCCCGAAGTGGTAAATGTCAAGCCACTCATATTACCTTCGTAGATATGAGTTCGTTCATTGTACTTCATTTCTAACTTAACTGACTTCATTACACTGACACTGAGATACTTGTTTTGATTAAAACTCAGCACATCGGCAATGATAGTTTTGCCATTGTCCGCACACTGTAGTTGACAGGTGTCACTGATCGTTGTTCGGTTGTTCAAGGGTAGTGCCCCACTTTTTAAGTTCAAACTTTAGATTTGCGTTTTCTGCCTCTATGCTGTCGATATGATCAGCGATAGTATTTAAAAACTCAAATTGATTTTTTGCAGTAATTCTAATAATTTCTGCCACTGACTTATTTTCTTCCATATTATACCTCTATTACAATGTTAGGATTCCAGCCACTCTCTGGCTCGTAGCCTTCATAGCCACGAGGGTTGCAAACTATACGTGTCTCACCCAAGACATAGTCAAAGGGATGATGTGTATGTCCATGTGTCCAAAGTTTAATCTGTGGACGGTCCATAATGAACTCACTCAAGTCACTGCTGTAAGCACCGTTCATTAGATGTTGATCTGCATACTGCTCATGTGTACTGAGTTTGCTAGGACTGTGATGTCCCACCACAACAAACTTTTCATCATGACGTTCTGCCACTATAGTTTTAATATAGTCTAACATCTTTTTGTGACGAACGCAAGTGTCCGCGGGCTTGAGCCTAGTATAGTCTTGATCCTCTTTGAGAATCACACGAAAGTCACTCATCATGTCACGCACAGCAGACAATGTCAAAGGATCGCCTTTGTTCATGTCAGTCCAAAGTGTTCCGCCAATAAAGGTAACATCGTCGATCTTTTTGCACTCTTGCTCTAAGAAATAGACATTGGGGAACTTTGCGCACTCGTCATGCAGGACTTTTAATGTGCGATTCCACTTGCCGTGATAAAACTCGTGATTGCCAGCAACGTAGATCACATGCGGGAACTGAAAACTGCAACGCTTGAGAAAGTCGCGGAATCGCATTACACGTTCTTGTTTGCGTCCTAAATCTGGAAGTGCTCCGTACATATTGTAACTAGGCAGTTCCATATGATCGTAGAGTTCTTCGGCAATCATAATGTCGCCGCCGAGAATCAAGACATCACAGCCTTCATCGTTGGTAATGTTAATGTCACTGAACTCTAAATGCAAGTCACTGACCAGTTTGATTTTCATATTCTTTCTTTCGCTGTTGACGCTCTGCCTCGTGATAATCACACAGAGTCTTAATCCATCCGCCTTGTCGGCGTTCACCAGGAGCACCACAAGTTTCACAACTATGTGCCGCCCAACT